TTGAGCGACTTGGTTATGTGGTGGAATGGAAAAAAATTATAGCTGCTGACTATGGTGCCCCAACAATTCGCAATCGCCTGTTTATGGTTGCACGTTGTGATGGGCAAGCAATTGTTTGGCCTGAAGCAACTTATGCCAAAAAACCTAAACGTGGTCAAAAAAAATGGCGTGAAGCAGCTGAGTGCATTGATTTTAGTGATTTGGGCAATTCTATTTTTGATCGCCCAAAACCTCTTGTTGATGCGACTTTGAGACGAGTTGCACGAGGTATGAAAAAACTCGTCCTTGATGCCAAAAAACCTTACATCGTAAAAAATACAGCTCCATTTATTGGAAGGGATTTTAATACGAGTTTTGGTCATGCAATTACCGAACCGTTAGGCACAACAACTGCTGGATATGGTGGACATAGTTCACTTGTCAGTCCAATCATAGCGCCATTTTTAACAGAGTTTGCAAATGCGTCACATCAAAGAAATTGGGGTATTTTTAAGCCTTTAACAACGATCTGCGCGCAAGTAAAGGGCGGTCATCATGCTTTAGTAGCACCAATGCTAGTACATATTGGACATGGCGAAGGCACACCAGATAACCCTAGATGGAGTCAAGGTTTTGACTGCATTAGTCAACCTCTAGGGACAGTAACAGCTTCAGGTGCGCAACGTAACTTAGTTACTGCATACATGATGCAGGCTAATGGTGGTTTCAATGAGACTGCAGGTCATGACCTAAGGGACCCATTAACCACTATTACAAATAAAGGAAGCCAACAGCAGCTCGTTACAGCAGAACTTAGTAAAGAAAATATGGATGGCGCATTGCGTGTAGCAGCTTTCCTAATCAATTACTACGGAAACGGGGATGCTCGCGATATTACGGCACCTATTGACACCTTAACAACGAAAGATCGTTTAGCGCTTGTAACTGTCTGGGTTAAAGGCGAGCCGTGGGTAATCGTAGATATAAAAATGCGAATGCTCTATCCACGCGAGTTGTACACAGCTCAAGGGTTTCCCCAGTCTTACATTATTGATCGTGGTCATGATGGAAAGCCCCTAACCAAAACAGAACAAGTTCATATGTGTGGAAATAGTGTCTCACCTGAACCTATGGCTGCCATCGCCAGAGCAAATAATCCATTTATTACGCAACAAATTAAGGGGGCCGCATGAGCTTAGATGCTACTGTGTGGGCTTGGAGAGTTGAACTCCCCCAAATCAAAGGCGGCAGTAAGAAGCCTATGAAGCGCTTAGTACTGCTTTCATTAGCGGATAGAGCAGGAGAAGATCATTGCTGCTATCCAAGTGTTTCTCGTCTTTCTAAAGATACTGGTATGGATCGTAAAACGATTTTTAAAGTGATAGCAGAGTTAATCGAAGACGGTTTAATTGAGGATTCTGGCAAGCGTGAAGGCTCTACCAAACAGGTAATTGTTTATCGCTTAAAAGGTGTAACTGGCCGAGAGGAAGCTGGCGAAATAAAAAACAAACAGTACCAAAAACGGAACAGTTCAAAGGATGAAAATAACAGTACCAAAAACGGTACAGTACCAAAAACGGAACAGTACCACTTTTCCGGCCAAAGAGTACCGTTTTTCCGCGGAAACAGTACCAAAAACGGTACACAGAATCTATCAATGAATCTTTCATTAGAATCTAAAAATAAAAAATCTTGGCTTTGTTTAAAAAAACTCCGTGAAGAAATTTTTCTTTCTGACAAGTCTGTAGATTTTGATCAACTCGTAATGGAGTCATGGTACCACCGTGAACTTAGAGCATTTGAACTCAACAATGCCTCAAAGAATCTTTGTGATGATCTTTTGATTTTCCATTTTGCTGATTGGTTACTGAATGCAAAAGCTAAATACGAACGCCGTCAAAAAGCATCACAACCGGCTAAGTCATTTTCTGGTGAACAAAACAATTCAAACGGTTTAAGTCAAAAACAGATTGCTGTCTTCGCTGACAAACTTTCTAAACATCCTGAGTTTTCTAGCAAATATGCGGAAGGTAACGAAAGCTATGAACAACTTGCAGCACGTATCGCAGTAAAACTCGCAGATCCTGCGCAACAACAAAAATGGATGCCTTACCTCATTCAAGTTGGATTTCAACAAGGCAAGGGGGCAGCAGCATGAACACTATGACTAAAAACAAGTTATTCGGGTTGTCAGAAGATCGAACTGATGTGTGGGCAACGCCTCAAGATTTTTTTGAAAAATTGGATCGAGTATTTAACTTTGATTTAGATGTTTGTGCTCTACCAGAAAACGCCAAATGTGAGCGCTATTTCACACCTGAAATTGATGGACTAAAGCAAGAGTGGACTGGGACATGTTGGATGAATCCACCATACGGCCGTGAAATTGTAGATTGGGTTGCCAAAGCAGCAGAAACAGCAAGTAAGGGTCATACGGTAGTTGCACTCGTTCCTGTTCGCACTGATGCTCGTTGGTTTCAAGACTATTGTTTGGGTCGTGAAATTCATTTTATTCGTGGCCGCTTAAAGTTTGGCGGTTCATCATCTAATGCGCCATTTGGATGCTGTGTTGTGGTGTTCAGACCAAGCCTCATAGACGTCAATTGGGAGAAATCTGCATGAACAAATTCGAGATTTTAGCGTGGGGTTTACTCATTTCATTTTTCACAGCCGCTATTTGCGGGGCGGTTGTGTTGTGGTGGTTGGCGCGTAAAAAGCTATATAACAAAGGAGCCAGACATGAGTGAGTTTGAGGGTAAATCTGGAAAGTGGGCTTGGGAGATTCAAAAAGAACAACAAGCAAATCTGGAGGGGCTTAAAAAATCAATAAGTGAATTGGCTCAAAAGTATAAACACGATGCTCATGCTTCAAGCCTTTTTGGTGATCAGGATAAAGCACGAGTTTATAACCGCTTTGCTAATGAGTTGGAACATTTGCTGAAAGGTGGTGCTTGATGTCGTCAGTCAGCATTGCTGAATACCGCAAGTTATTTCCGATAAAGAAAAATAAAAAGCGGCGCTCAGCAAAGCAAGTTGCCAGACAACCAAGTGTGGGTGAAATGGTGCTGGCAACGCATTTAAGAGCATGCAAGATTGGTTTTGAACAGGAATATAAGTTCCATCCAGAACGTAAGTGGCGGGCAGATTTTTTAATAACGGGTACAAAGATTTTGATTGAGATAGAAGGCGGGATCTGGAGTGGAGGCCGTCACACAAGAGGCAAGGGCTATATAGGGGATATGGAGAAATACAACTCCGCAGCAATGATGGGGTTTACAGTTTTACGGTTCAGCACAGAGCAAGTTAAGTCAGGTTTGGCATTAAAGCAAATTGAATTATTAATTAAGGGTAAATAGGAAGGCGATTATGTTAGTTGAAAAGTTTGATTTTATTGAGTTGCTTCGCCTTGCTATCGCTCAAGGCAAAGCTGAAGGAAAGAAAATTTCGAAAGATGTGGTTTTAGGTGAATTAGCGCTATTATCACCAGCTGCAAAGCTTTGGGCCACTGTCTTGATTGAAAAGGTTGATTTTGAGCGAATCGCAATAATTACCCCTGCACAAAAACAAACTGAAACTTTTTACAGTAAGTATGACTTTAATTTTCAAACCGAACGCCGTATTGAAGATATACCGGGTAAGGTTGAATTCGTTCGTGGTGAGATTAAGTCTGGTAATTTTTTCCGAGCGCGAAATAAATTAGCCGTAAAAATTCATGAAGAAATGGTAAAGAGAAAATTTACACCAACTAATGCTCAAGGTGATCATACTAATCTAGCAAAGGGTATGGCTGAGATTATTTTGCGTGGCCATGTTTTTGTTAAGGCTATGTGTGGTGCATGCCAAGGAATCGGTAAAATTGAAACTTTTAATGCAAAGGGTTTTCCTGAGGGAGCGAAGTTTTGCGAAAAGTGTAATGGAACTGGTAAGCGCCCATATACATTGAACGAAAAAATGAAAATTGCAGGTATTGTTGCCACTAAGACTGCTTACATAAAAAGCTATCAGAAATTCGAGCTATTTGGAGAATCTATTGTTGCAGAATGGGAAAATGAAATCAGATCGCGTATTTCTCGCTCATTCCGTTTTGAACTTCCTGAATCCCAAGAAACTTGTGCTTGACAGTTGGGTATACACTTGAGTATAAAGATTTCTAAAATGGGCGAAATGTAAAGTAATCGCCAGTAAGAATTTAAGAGCTCGCCAAATGGTGGGCTTTTGCTTTTATGGGGTTTTGATAAAATCAGGTCACTTAAAATTACTAGGTGCTAAATATGAAAATAAAATTATTTCAGGCTGATTTTATTGAGGGGGAATACAAGTTTCTTGAACTTCCTTATGATGGTTCAATTCCCCCATCGTATAGATCTAATGGTCTAACTTACGTCCCACATGAAATCCCATATCACGACACAAGATTTTTTATTTACAGTAATCACGAACCCAATGATGCGGAACTTAAAAAGCTAGAAGCAGATTGGCGCAAATATTGCCCACAGTAGTTTAAACAACTGATAGAAATTTTATTTAATCGCTAAGGGAACTTGGCGATATTCGTTGCCGAACGGATTACGGTGCAAAGAGCCCCGCTACATACTAGTTATTGGCGGGGCTTTTTCTTTTAAGAATGTATTTTACTAGGTTGTTTGGATAATACTGGTAATAATGAATTTACTATAGCGAATTCAATAACTTAAGCTGTTTTTGTGTTGAGATTATAAGCTGATTAGCTTAAAATCTGTATAAATACCAAACATTAGGTTAAAGCTTGTGAATCAAATTTTTGAAAATATCCGACTAAAACGACCAGAGCTAAGTAAAAGTGATAAAGCAAAAGTTGAGCAATTAGCAGATAGAGTACTGGGGCAAATATCTCCTCATCTGAATGACTTAGGATTAAGAGAAATCTCAGATTGCTTTCTGCTAAACGAAAAGCCGGTATTGAAATTCTGTGCGCTGTTAGAAGTTGAGCGAATAGTTAAACAATATGATTTTGATATGGAATTATGGGTTGATGAGAAGACTCAGATTCCAACGCTCAATTATCTAGTAAGAAGGAAGAAATTTTAATCAAAGAAAAATTTAAAAGCCCCACCAATAGGTGGGTTTTTTTATTTCCAATTTGGAGTAAGTATGACTGAATTTCAAAAAATCAAACATGAGATTAGACAGCTCCAAATTGAGCTTAATCATTTGGGAAGTTGTACAACGAAAGGCCTAACTACAGAACAGATCGCTCACTTAGATGAGCGATTTTTTTTGGCCCTTGAAAAATTAGCTTTGCTGAAAGGTTGCCGTGAAAAAAGAGAACTATCCTTTATGCTATAAAGTACTTTTAAATACTTAAAGGTGTGTAAATGCGCTTATACAGCTATCTAGACATGGAAATAGAGCGTTACCAAAATCAATTTGGAAAAGAACCCAGCCTATATTTTATTAGAAAAGAAATTTTAGATACTTTGCTTATTGAAAAGGAAAGTTATATAAATCCAACTCTTGTTTTTTTTAATGAATTTAGAGACTTATATCAATATAAATCAGTGTTTTTAATTCCTGTCGAAGATCCATATCTAAATCAGTGTGTCATAAGATTTGAGGAATTAGATGAATATTATTTTGAAGATTCTCACAATTCAAAAGAATGGCCACATAAAATTAAAGTTAAAACATTAGATGGTGACTTTAATTACATAAACGTAAGACCATCCGTATTAAGATGTTTTAAATTTAATCATGAAAAATTAAGTTTTTTAAATTGTGATGAGGATTACTAAACCGCCTAAATGGCGGTTTTTTATTGGGTGAGTTAAATGGATTCTAAAGAATATTTCTGGCTAACAAGAAAAAAAGAACCCAAAACCAAACCTAAAAGTAGACCATTGCCTAAGGCTACACAAAAGTATTTAGAGGCTGAAGCAACTCTAAAAGAAGAATTAACAGATTTGGCTATTGGCTTTGAAAGCAAGTTTCAACCCATTCATACCAAGCATTGGCGCTTTGATTTCCATATTGTGAAATTACGCTTGTTGATTGAAATTGAGGGCGGGCCTTGGTCTGGTGGACGTGGTGGAAAGTTGG